CTATTTAACAACTCTTTCTTTAATTTCTTTAACATCACTCTGAATAACATCTAACTTATCAGCGTAAATCTGTATGGTTTCAATAGCTTTAGTTGTTGCTTCTCTTGATTTTTCAAGTTCTATATATAACTTTTCTTTATCTGCGGTCTGCTGATCCCATAATTTATAGATAAACCATCCACAAGCTACGACACACGCAATAGGAAAACCTAAATTCTGAATAATTGTTGTTATATCCATTGTCTACACCTCACTTAAGCATCATATAAATTTCTCTGAGAATTTCACAGTCACGCATCTTTCTATATGTATTTTGAGGTACGGTTATTTTCTTTGCACCATTCTCAAACTCAGGCTTTGTATGAAATTTCTCATTACTATCATGTGACAGATTTACATATGTTTCACCAGCACCATGAATTTTATATACTGTTCCATATACAACAGGAAATCCTTTTTCCGCTTTAACTTCATTAGTAACAATGAATTTACCAGTTACCGATCCTGCTATATCAGGATTATCTGTTGCATGCATAAGTCCATTATCATCAAGATAAATAAATACTACACCATCATCTGGAATTGGTGTTTTCTTATCGTTCTCATATGTAAACATATGGTGTTCATCTTTAATAACCGTTTTCATCTCATAAACTTTTACCATAATAACTCCCTCTCTCTATACGCAATAAAAAAACAGCCTGTTAAGCTGTATATTCTTGTCCTGTTATTTCCTTATATTGTTCTGCTGTTATCTTATTTTTTACAACTGCTATATGAACTTGCTCAATAGTCCAAAGCCCTTTGTCGCAATACTCTTTTATTTTTACATACCAATCCATTTTATCCCTCCTGTATCATAACAAGAAAAGCTGTGTTTGCTTCAATTATATCTGTTTGAGTAGGTTGTCCATCTTGCCATGTTTGAGTTTCAGCATTCCAAACCTTACCGATAAGGCTTAAGTCCCTTTGCTCAATATGCAGATATCCAACTCGGATTACCTTCTTGCTTATCTCAACAAATCCTGTGCAGATATTATTTACATCCAATAAAGCATATGTATACATTTAATCACCTCTTTATATAACTTCAATTAAATTCAAAGTTCTTGCATAAATAGTAGATGCTAGTACATTTACATTTGAAAGCGTTAGTGTTAATAAACTATATTCATTTGTTGTTGCACTGTATCTAAATGTAATAACGTCGCCTTTTGCAATATTGGTTATAGCAACCGTTTGAGTTGCAGAAGTTGCAGATACCGTTGTAATTAAGGTTGAATTTTTGTAAATCTTTAAAGAATTTGTAAAACTAGTACTTGACCTTGTGAAATTAAACGACAAAGTTGCATTACCTGCCGCTTTAAACACTATACTTTGAGGAACAAGTACATTAGAAACAGACCCATTTGCTTTTGACCAAGAAAAACCTATATTTGTTGCTAAATATATTTCTGAACTCGGTTCTAAAATATACTCTGCTAAATAGTCCCTCATTTCTTGTATCTGAACATCCAAAGGCTTTTTTGTTGTCATAAAATTTCGGTTAAGATATGCTATTACACTCATATCATCCATTTTCGCTCACCTCGATTTTCCCATATGTCATTGTGTCTTTTATTTCCGTTAAAATTTTTATACTATTGGCTTGAAGATATGTTGTGTTACTAACCCAAACTCCGCCACCGTTTAAAGCTGTAATTCCACCGTATAGGGCAAATGATATTATATCCCCAGAATTAACTGATACTTCAACAGAATTTGTACTATAGCTAGTAGTATCAATATAAATACTTTTAGCAAGTTTATCGTTTAAATATATCTGTAAACATGGATTTCCTCCACTACTTGCACTATCTGGCACCGTTCTTTTCATTGTAGCTTGAATTTTTAATATTCCGCCTAAATGCACTTTAATCTTTTGGGACAAAAAAAATGGTTGAAGATATTCACTACTATAAAAATTAGATGAGTATTTTTCCATATACTCATTATTAATTTCAAAATAAATTGTATCGCTAGAAATAAACTTCATCGGGCTTAATGCTGTCATAACGTTTCTTAGTAGTTCGTCAAGTGGAACGTCGGGATTGCTATTAATGGAAAACAAGCCGTTAGTATCTCCGCTTTTCATCAGCTCACCACCTTAGAAACTGAACCATCTGAATTAATTGTCATAGTAATAGTAATTGTTTTAGTCCCATCTGTTTTTACTGTCTGAATACTGCCATTTTCTAAAACTGTTGTTGTTTCTGTTACATTACCGCTAGTACGAACTATTGCACCATCTATTACTGCTAATGTCTCGTTTGAATAACCATACATATCTTCAAGCAAAGCCGCATTGATAGGTGTAGGCACTTGTGCAAGTGTATCTGGTGCATATTTCAAATATGTATATGTTCCTGTACCTGTACCATCTGGGTTTAATATTTCATATCTATATAATTTTGTACTGTCGGAAGGTACTAAATCCTTAATTATTTTCATAGGTTATACCCCCTTAAACCTTCATTACTTCCTATGTAAAAACAACCGCTATATCTCATAACTTCAAGCATATAGCCGATAAGTATTTCTGCATTTACTAATGCTTTTTCAATATTGTTAGCATCATTAAAATCTATCTTCATTGTTATAGGCAACTCTGCATTAGGCATAGAACAAAAATTATTAACACACTTCTGTACATTGCCTAAATATCTTTTCATCTGCGTTTTATTCGGCTTATCTCCTTTAATCCAGTCAGTTTTTACTGCAATAGTTGTAAAATACCCTTGTTCTGTTAATAGATCAGCAACCTCAGCTGTTTTCGCTTCAACCCTGTTTAAATCAACATAGTTATAATAAGTATAATTGCTAGTTCTGTTTGTTATCATCTCACTCACCTATAATCACCGCCTTTGTAACAAAACCATTCGATAAATCGGTTTCAAGCTTTGTTATAATGCCTTGTCTGTATACATTATCAAGCACCTCAACACTAACAACATTTCCTACTGTTTCGTTATTAAGAGTAAATGTTAATTCCTGTTCAATTCTGTTCTGATATAAGTATAAAATACGGCTTGCAACAGATTTACTATTTAAGCTTGTAATAAGTGTTGCATCTGTAAGACTTAAGATGTTTTCCTTTTCACCAGCGTTAACTTGCGGAAGTGAAATTTTTATAACTTGTGTATTATCTGTATATTTATATCCTGTAACTGTAACTGTGCCTGTCGTAGCAACTGTAACAATACAATAATTAGCACCACTATTTACTAAGGTAGCACCAGACACACTTGTAACACTTACTGGTGCATCAAATATTATTTCTCTTGTGCCTACTTCAAGCGAACCACTAAACAACTTTTCTGTTGATGTGTTTTTCACATAATTATGTTCAGTAACATTTACACCTGTGACATAAGGCTTTAAATTAACATTTGTTCCTGTATGCTTTTTGTTTTTATCAATCATATAGGTATAATCACTTAAGAAATCAGGTTGATTTTTAATCTTGACTGTACCGCCCCTACTTGTATCAACATAAGCACCTATAGCAATTGCTACTTGCTGTAATGCTTCCCTATGAGTACAGCGTGGCAACCATCCAGAAATAGTTATACTAGCTAATTCACTATCAAGTGTGTAACCAAAACCAGCATCATTCATAATAGTTTCAATTAGATTACTTGCAGTTACATTCGTATATAAGCCACCATAAAAATATGTACCTTCCATAATTCCAATAGCATCAATAGTGCTTAAATTCATCATCTTATTTTCTGAAGCTTTCCATTCATCAAGATAAAAAGTACCCATATTTTTCTCTGCACCATCTACTGTACCGATAACGCTAATCTGCTGTTTCTTCTGCAATACGTTATATAATCCAGAAGGATTGAAAATATTAAATTCATCATCTGCTGAATAAACAGTAAAATCCATTGTGTTAATAGTAAGTTCGCTACTTGTAATATCTATTTCTTCTAGTACAGTTGTTGATATAACCGTATCTTCTTGAAATTTCTTTATTAAGCCATGTATTATACTTTGAAGCTTCAAATACCTATCAGCTTTGTTCATACTGTAAAATGTAAAAACCATCTTATTAAAGTTCTCAACCTTGTTTTCATAAGCATAACGCCAATTGTCTGGATATATGGTTATATCTGAAAGCAAAGTATCGTTGTTATAGTATTTTACATTCATGTTGTTACAATAGCTGTTATCATACTGATTGAATTCAAGAGATATTCCCATAACACTGTGATTTTCAGCAAAGTTCAAAGATAACACTAAAGGAGTAGTAAAAGCACCATCCGTATTACTCATACTATTAGACCATAAGCCCCATGAAGTGTTTTCTGGTGCATCTGGAAATACGTCAAATGTTCCATCTAACTTCCAGTAGTCTGTTTCTAAAGTTGCAACTTTTGGCGATGTAACTCCTTCCAGCTTTAAATCGTTAAGGTCAATAAATGATTGCTTATCATTTGCCGTTGCTGTTGTATCAGCTTTAGCTGTAACATCAACAAGGTTAAAATATATATCCGCTTTGCTCATTTATCACACCTCACTTATTAATGTCTTTTGCTTCAAACTCTATAGATAAATTATCCCAATGATTTATGCTCCCTATTGTTTTAACAAGTTCATCTTTAATACTTGTGAATAAAGCTTCAAATGTTGTTGTACCGCTTTCACCATAAGGTAAAGTAACTGTATGTACATTTGCACCACTTGTTAATTCATTAATAAGGCTATCGTAAGTATCATTATCAATATTTCTTAAGCTTAATGAGTACCTTTTATAAACACCGCGTACCTCACGCAACTTTAAACCACTTTCAGTAGTAGCACGATATTTTTCGTCAATATCCCATTGTCTGGATAATTTTATAGTGCCAACCTCAAAGCTTTTATTATTTATAATAAGTGTCATTAGTTAGCACCTCCAATCAATGCCATACCTCGTCTAGTTTCTTCTTTTTTTATGACAGGATGTAATATTCTGCCTAACTCTGCAAGACTACCTGTAAATTCAACACTTACATTAGTTTCAACTGTAGTATTTACTGGTGTATTGTTTGAACTATTTCCGCTTTTGTATCTGTCTGCTTCTGGTTGAGTAAGAACCATTTCACCTTTATGTAATATTGCTTTATATCCATCAAAAGGTACTTCATCCAAACCTGTTCTATGGCTACCATCTGCATTCATTTCATCATTGCTATCTTTCCAAAAAGCAAGTTTATCTGATAACCACTGAACTTTTTCATCTACCCAGTTTTTAATATCAGTCCAAACACCTTTAATGCCATCCCAAACCGCTGTAAATATCTTTTTCCCAGCTTCCTTAAAATCACTAACCTTATCAGTAATGGTCTTTTTAACTTCATCAATCTTTGTTTTTACATTGGTTTTAATCTCAACAAACTTTTCAATAACGCCATTTTTAAAGGCTTCAAATACATTTTTAGCTGCTGTCTTGAATTCTTCTATCTTATTATTAATAGCTGTTTTCATTTCTTCTATTTTGGTTGACACTGTTGTTTTTATGTTCTCCCAAATTTCAGAAAGCTTATTGAATAACTCTTGACACTTTTCTTTTACAGTGTCCCAGTTTCGCCATAACAGAACACCTATAGCAATTAAAGCACCTATAGCAAGACATACAGCACCTATAGGATTAGCCGCCATTACTGCATTTAAAGCTGCTTGTACTGTTGTTGTGCCTGTTATAGCTGTTTGAACCGCTGTAAACAAAGGCAATATAGTACTGATAACATTAAATGCTACAAATCCTGCAACTGCACCAGCTAAAATAGGTATTATGATATTAAGATTGTCAGTAACAAAACTGATAGCTTCACTTACCTTATTGAACACATTATCAATAGTTTCTTTTATTTGTGGTAAATGGTCATTAACCCATGTTGCAACTTTAAGAACAATAGGAAGTAACTTTTCACCAAGTTCAATACCTATGTTGCTAAAAGTATTTTTAAGTCTAGCCATTTGTTGCTCTGGAGTTTCAGCCATTTTATTAAATGCATCTTCTGTTGCTCCAGCACTTTCACCCATTTGTGCAAGGATTTCATTATATTCTGAACCGCCTTGTGACATAAGAACAAGTGCGGCACTTCCAGCTTCAGTAGATGAGAACATATCTTTAAGGCTCATACCGCTTTCTGAAGCCTTATCTGATAACATTTTCAATATATCTGTAGTGCTTGTACCTTCTGCTTTAAGTTCTGTAAATCCTTTACCTGATAATTCATGTAATGCTTCATCTGCTGTACTTCCAGCTTTAGACAATTCATTTAACATTGCCTTTGTATATGTACCAGCTTCCACTGTTGCTATACCGTTTTTAGTAAGTGTGGCATATGTAGCTGATAATTCATCTATTGAGAAATTAGTGCTTGAAGCAATAGGTATAACTTTACCCATGCTTTGAGCAAGTTCATCAACAGTTGTTTTACCTAAATTTTGAGTAGTAATTAAAAGGTCTGAAATTCTTGTAGCATCATCTGTTGAAAGCTTATAACCATTAATAGCTGTAGTCATAACATCAACAGCACTTGCTGTATCAGTAAAACCGCCTTTTGCAAGTTTAACAGCTTCAGTTGTAAAGTTAACTGCATCTGTTGCATCTACACCAGCTGAAATGCTTTGATAAACACTTTCAGACAATTCACCTACTGCAACACCTGTTTCAGTTGAAGCATCAAGTATACTGTCTTTATAAGCATTGAAATCAGTTGTACTTTCATCAAGTAATGTAGACACTTTTGCAAAGCCTGTTTCAAACTCTGAAGCTGATTGATAACATGATATAAGACCATCAGCAACCTTTTTTAATGCAACTGTAACACCAATTCCAGTAGCAATACCTTTAAGTGTACTGCCTAAACTTTTTGATTTATTTTCTGTATTACCAACCTCAGAAGACACATTCTTAAGTGCTGTAATACCTTCATTAGTATCAACTTTAAATTGTGCATAAAGTGTACCTAAGTCTAACATTATTTATCACCTCCATATTGTTTCTTCAATGTCTTTCTATCTGGCTCTGTCTGCTGTAATACATAACAGTTTTCAAGATATTCTCTACCTTGCTCCGATTGTTTAAGCTTATGAATATAAGCGTCACGCAATAAAAGCTTATAAGTATAACAATCCAAGTTAAGACATTCATCAAAGTCAAGACTTGAATAATCACTTACAAGCTTTAAATCTTCCGTTTCGGTTATTAAATATTCTTTTTCTTCCTGTTCATTGTCCCCTGTATCGGAAGGCATACAAGGGATGATTATTCCCCCATACTTGCAAAGCTGAATGAAAGATAATCTTTAAGTACTGCAACAGCTACTTCAATTGGAAGCATTTCCTCTATTTCATCTCTTGTAAATTCTCTGTTCTCTGTATTTCGGTTAAATATTCTAAGCATCAAATCATAAAGAATATCTAATACTTCAAATTCTTCAACACTGTCTGCATTTTGAAATTCAACCATAGTTTTTAACATTGCCTGTGTAGGCTTTTTAATCTTCAAGATAGTTTTATCTGTAAGTTTAATGCTGTAATATTCCTGTGTTAATTTTGATAAATCAAGCATTGTTTTTCCTCCTTAAAAAAATAGGCAGATACCGTTAATTAGCATCTGCCTATCTATCAGATTATGCAGTTATACTGCTATCTTCTTCCTCATAAATAATAAGTGTTCCTGTTGTGTCACAAGGTTGTGCTTTAAACTCTGCATTGATAACTGTTTCTTTATCTTTAGCAAATGCTAATTCAAAACCAGCTTCATTACTTCCAACAATAGTTACACGAATATCACCATCTGTAGCATCTTCATGTACAAATCTGATAACATATTTCTTACCATCATAATTACCAGAACCGCCTATTTTAACTGTTCTCTTTCCTACTGCTTCTGTAACTTTAGCTGTTGAACAAAGCTTTTTAAGTGTTGTACCATTCCAAGTCATAACACCGCTTTTTAATACTGCTTCTTCATCTGTAATAAACTTTTTACTTACAAGACCAAGGTCATCCTTTGCTTCATAAAAAGAAGGTTTATATGATAAAGTCGCACCACCTTGAATAAGTCCAAGTAAGTTTGCTTCAACTTCTAAAATTACATCTGTAGGAATGCTGTCTGTATATTCTGATATATATATTTTTCCGCTTCCTAATACGATTTTCTCTGACATCTATATCATTCCTTTCTATATTTACTTGTCATAATAAAATAAGCCTTTAAGTGATATGTGTTTGTCTCAACATTTTCAAGACTTCCACCACCATTAAGGCTTATTTCTAAAATATCATTATTAAATTGTGTATCACCGATTGTTAACAATGCACATTTAATCTTTTCTATCATTTGCTGTGCTGTTAATAGATTAGTGCTTATTACTGTTATTTCAAGCCTATCCTGTTGTTTAACTCCATCATTACTTACTGGTACTAATTTATAAAGAATGCAATCTTCTATTGTATCAGTCGCATAAGGCTTAACAGGATAACCAAGAGATAACAGAATTTTATATAATGTAGTAATTATCATAATATCCCCTCAAATTTCTTTATAAAATCATCCTTCTTCTTATCAATTGCATCTTGTAAGAATGGATTAGGCTTTTGTCCGCTGGTCTTATAAAATGAACCATCTGCACTTTGATAAGTCCAAGGTACTTCAGTTCTGCCTTGTCCATCTTTAGCATAAATACCTGTACCTTCATGTACATACGGAGCATATTCAACATTAGAACCGATTGAACCATTATAGATATTACCATCTTTATCAATGGAATGAGTAATGCTTGCTCTAAGTGTACCATCATCAACTGGACAGTTTTCTTTTGCTTCATTCTCTATTATCTGCAAACCATCATTCATAGCCTTTTTTATTGCATTAGGTATTAACTGACTGATTGCTTGATTAAGATTAACTGATAAATCACTCATGCTATCACCCTTTGTAATATGTACTGGCTATAACGTGCAAATTCATTAATAGATTTAATAAGGTACTGAACTGTATTATCAGAATTTAATACCAGCTTATATTTCTTTCTAAGGTCTAACCCCTTGTAGTTCGCTAGTCCCGAATATTCACAGTCTTTATACCTTATATCATCTGTCTTAATGTTTAAGCTTGTGAAGTTAACTATAACAGGTATGGTTTTTACTAATTGCCAACTGTCAACCGTTGCCCCAACTCCATCAACAGTAGGTGCATTAACATAAAGATCATAATAATTTATATTTCTTCTCATGTTATAATGCACCCCATTTCTTTTTAAAACTGTTGAGCTGTCTCATAACATAGTCAGGGTACTCAGTTAAATATGTTTCAGAAGAACCACTATAATTCTGTGAAGCCATACCTTCACTACCAAGCCTATTATATCTGCATACAACCATATCAATACAAACATAGTCGTATTTTACATCATAGACAGTATTGAGATAAGAGCATATTTCATTCTTACACTGATCTATAAGTGTATACAGCACATCAGATATATCAAAATTAACATTGTTCAATAATGATATTTGAGTTATTAAACAATTGATTTTTAGTATCATCTCATCATTTGTCATTTAACCTTTCCCCCCTTTCTCAATTATTAAACTGTCTTAGTCATTTTAATAGAAGCTGTATCATCAACAAGTGCCATAACACCGTGTCTTTCATATACAACTGTATTATCTTTTGTTTCAATATTTCTGTCCTGCTCAACAGAACCTTCTTTTTTAACAAAGAACTTAATAGCATCTTTCTTAGTAATGTAGCAAGTGTCTACTGGCACAAGTTTTGAGAAACAAACAGGAATACCGCATATAGTACCAAACTGTCCTGTGTAAAGAATTTCTCCCTGCTTAGATGCAATGAAGTCACTATCTTTTCTGATCTTTGCTCTGAGGTCATTTCCCATTATAATAAACATTCCATCTTCAACTTCTTTATTAATTTCAGCGAGTGCATCAACAATAGCTGCATAGCCAAAAGTTGTGTATGTTGTGCTTTTTGAAATCTTAGTAAGTTCTGTGAAATATTCTGATTTAATCTCATTAGCCATAAGTGTAGAAGCACCTGTTGAAGCAACATCAATTAAATATGGATCAGCCATAATGTCCATGTCATTGTATTTGTATGTCTGCTGATAACGCTCAATTGTGTATTCTGAAGGTGTAAATGCTACTGCTCCAATTGTTGTGTTTGAAGCACCTTTAGCAAGCTTTTCAACTGCACCAGTGTATGTATATTTGTTAATTGTTTTCTTAAGTCCTGCTGCTTCTGCAAGGCTATAGTCAATTGTCATAAGTGATCTAACATCAAGTGCTGTATTTGTTAAGTCTGTCATTTTGTTTTCAAGTATATAGTTTGCATATCCTGTAAATGCCATAATTAAACATCTCCTTAATTGTTTTAAAAATTATTAGTAATAAAAAAAGAACTTATCTTTTTATAAGTTCCTCATAAAGTGTTTTGTTATTTGTTGCGAGTGCAGCTTGCTCAGCTAAACTCATTTTCATAAACTGTTCTCTGGTTATATTGCCATCCAGACCCAAACTATTTTTAGGACTATTACCCTTAAGTCTACTATCAACTTCTTTTTTAAGCATTGCCTTAAATATCTTATCAAGAGTTTCAATCTTAGAAAGGCATTCGTCTGTATCATTTGTAGTAACTACAAAATCTACAAGGTTAGCATCAAGCCCACGATTATTAAGAACTTTTGATATTTCAGCCTTAGTATTAGCAAGCATATATTTGTTAAGTTCTTCCTGAAGATCAGAAATTTTCTGTTCAGCTTCAGCCTTTGCCCTTGCATCTTCATCTAATCCTACCAATGATTTTTGTTTGCTTATTTCCTTTTCATATTTTTTCTGCTGAGTTTTCAAAGCTTCAGTAACTCTTTTATCTGCTTCAGATTGAATTAGCTTAAGAACTTCATCCTGTGTAAAAGTTTTCTGTTCTTCATTATTTGTTTCTGTATTTTCGCTAGCGTTTAAATTTTCGTTTTCCATATAAAATCCTCCTTAGTTAATGCCTATTATCGGCAATCCCTATCTGTAATACTAGTATGTTGTTTAATGTCTACACCCTAAAAAGACAATAAAAAATACTATTATTCAACTATTGGAATAATAGTACATCTACAACGGGGATGATGAACCCCTTCCATATCCTGAAGCAGCATAGGATTTTCTTTTGTCCTTTGCTCCCAGTCAAGACATTCTTCACAAAGTCTTTCATCATCTGCTACTATATAATAACCCTTTGTATAGCCGTTATTAATGTAGGAATTTTTCTGACCATCATTAATAACTCTCATTGTTTCAGTACGAATTAGCATATCACAATTATTAAAAATAGTGCCTGTCTTATCCATCATAATCTTAATAGCTTCATCTTTATTTTTACCGCTTGCAACTACATCTTGAACTTCTCTGCCTAGCATTTTAACCATGTTACGCTTATTGTCCCATATCCTATCAGAAAAGTTCTTTCCTTTGAAATTAGCGTTTATTACTTCTTCCATCATGTATTTATTCTGCAATCCCCATTGAACTTCATTACCTAGAGCATTAGATGTTTTTTCGAATGTTTCAATATAAACTTCTTCTAATGCTTCAGTCATTACCTTAATTTCATCCTTTGAGAAATTACCAATATGTTTATCAAATTCATTGAGCAAAGCATTATATCTACCGTATTTATAAAGGTTAGTTGTGCTTATTTCGCCATCTTCCAACATATCAGCATATAATTCCACAATAGATAATTTTACCTTCTGTGCTTGCTGTGTATAAGATTTTTTTAATGTCTTATACATTTTGTTAGTGTTACTTTCAAACACCTTATCCGCCAATCTACGTGACCAATAAGCATCATTCTTCATAAATATCAACCACCTTATTAGCCTGTGCTTGCTCAACTTCCCACTTAGCATCATCTATAAAAGGTAACTGGCTAACGAGCGTAGTGTCAGATACAAGCCCTCTAAGCTGGTTAATTGTTTGAGCTATCTCTAAATTATTTTCCGGTAAATTAGTTGAAAACACTATATCTACATAAGAAGGTACTATTAAACTCTTTATCTGCATCATATCAAATAAAAGTCTATTTCTCTGTCTGATAGCCTTTTTAAACTTTCTTTGCTTAGTCTGAATTTTATTAAGTGTTCCAAGAAGCTTGTACTTCATAGCCACACCAGATACATTGTTTGCAAAGTTTTCATCTGACATATCAGGAGTAAAGCTTAACTTATGAATATCAGATACAATTCTTGTTTTCTCTTGCTCTGTGTTTGTGCTTTCTCCATCTTTGAGAACAAACTGAGGATTTAATCCTTCACCATACAAAACTCTGTTTTCTTTCATACTAGCAACATCTTCAACATCTACGCTATCAGTATTTAAAAACAGGTAACAGTTATTGAAGTAATCATTTTCATTAGCTGTATCACTTGTGAGTAAATCGTATTCATCTATAAGTGTAATTACATTTTCATAATCACCGCTGCATTCGGTATTGTTGCTATACAAAACTATCGGTATATCCGAAAACTGGTTCACTCTTGTTTCTGAAAGAATATCATTTTTATATACCTTTATATCTTCAGCACTATATACTTCTGTCCAGCTTGTAGTAATATCATCTGCACTTATAGTTTTCCAGAACCTGATACAGTAAAGTAATTTCTGTGATATATCATCACTAAATATAAGCACACATTGTTTATTGTCTAATACGCTTATTTTAATATCAGCATTTTCATCTAAGTATAAAAGCTGTATACTGTAACCGTATTTACTGCAATTAGTAGCCAAATCTACATTAATATCTTGCTCATCTGCAATATCAAGAACTGTATTATAATCCTCAATATTATCTGTGCTGTTATAGCTGATAGGCGAACCAACAAACATAGCAACATTAGTTTCAGTTATATAGTCTGCGAAGCTATGAGCAATTTTGTTGTTTGGCTTTGATAAATCTTCAAAAATACGTCTGTTTATTTCATTATCATTTCTATAATATCTGTCTAGCTTAGATAATCTGACATATTCAGTAGTCATAAACTTACTTATGTATGAATTAACTTTGCTATATGTAAGATTTTCACCTTCATCTAAATAAAACATTTTATCCTCCTTTCTTATAATGCCCCTTTAGGCAATGTACCCATTTTACCTTTTATGGCTTGCATCCCATATCTTAAGGCATCAAGAAAATGGTTATATTTATCAATAGGCTTATTCAAATACTCACCTGTTTTCTTATCCTTTTCCCAAGAATAATTTTGTAATTCTGTTATAATCCCTTCACAAGAAGGTAATACATAAATCTTGTATTGCTGTAATTGTTGAACACCAAAAAGTATACTATCTTTACCCTTATTACAAGGTTTGATTTTTTGTACACCAGCTCGCCTTATTTCTTCAATACTTTTCTGTTCTGCACAATCCGCATAAATAAGATTTTTAGAATAGCCTAATGAAATTATCCTTTTTGCAATATCAGGATTAAGTAAACCAGTGTCAGAAAATTCATCAAAGATATATAATTCTTTTTCTTTGCTGTCGGCTAACCCAACAACAAAAGCTGTCGGATCATTCGTAAAACCAAAGTCCAGACCAGTAATAGTTGTAAACCTTTTCTGCTGTATCAACTCATTAATATCAAATTCACACTGTTTCCAATTGGTATATATAAGCCTGTCCAAAGAGCAGAAATCACCCAAGGCATAAATCTTATAGTATGTATAGTTGTTTTCCTTCATTTCTTCCAGTGACTTAATATAATCATCTGGCAGAAATCTATTATCTTTATATGTAGTCTTAAGAACAAAAACATCTGTTTTATTTGCAAAGAATTGTTGATATACCCAATTGGCTTTACTTACAGGATTGAATGATAAGAATATTTGATTATTAGGCTTATTACTTCTAAGTCTTAAATTAAGCTGTGAGAAATCATTAAAAATTAATTCTGTTGCTTCCTCAATCCATATATCAGATATATCTGCTATAGATTTAATCTTTTCACTATCATCTAACCCCTTAAACAAAAAAACACTACCATTAGGAAGTGTTATATCAAATGTACTCTTATTAACTGTACAGTATTTTAATATATTCATTTCTGATAATATTTTTAGCACCAATGAAAAACAACTATCTTTTTGAGTATTTGCAACCTTACGAATAACAAGAATTTTTCTTTCATTCCTAATTGCTTTAAGTAATATTTTCTGTGCAACAAATACACTTTTCCCCGATCCTGAACCACCATAGTATACTTCTGTTCTGTTTTCATAAGCAAATAAATATGGTTTATATACCTTATTAATCTTTAAATCAACATCCATCTGCATCACCACAATCAATTTTTATATTAATCTGGCTGTCGGAAGATACCTGTACTTTATCCAAATATGCACCTAGTGTTTTAAGCCTTAAATCTATAGCTTTTAATTTATCTGTTTTGCCAGTCTCATCATCATTCATTATATCGGTTAATATTTTTAAGCAGTCTTCTAATGAAGCTATATTTTTTTTGTCTATCCTTTTATTTAATTTATCAATATAATCCCTAATTTCACTGTTATTTAATAGCTTTGATCCGTTTGTACTTGCAGTATTATCATTAGAACCTTCATAAACTTTTTTATATGCTTGTGTGGCATTACCACATTTAACATATACTTCTGCAAATCTTTTTTGGTTTTGTGTCATAACCACACCTCCTATAAATTTTAATTCTCGCTCTGCGTCCATTTGGGCGCAAACCGCTTAAATATACGTCCCAAAATGGTACGTCTCATAAAAATACCGCCTTTACCAATTTTAGTAAACCCGATAACTAAATACCGTTTTGGAAATTTACCAAAACGAGAATATAAATATTGTTAATCTTCTTAAGTCAAATAAACTTACTAAAGCTTACGGTAAAATTATCACAAGCTATTAATAACATGATTATATAAAATTCCAAGTCTGGTAAATTTACCAAAGATGGACAAAGGGCAGTAGTCTTAGTTACGGTTCCTGTATCCACAAGTGTAGAGAGTTCAGGGATCATATCTGCAAGTTGTTTATATCTTTGTAGGGTTCTAGTATCTATATCCATCAGCTTAGATATATCCTCTTGTGTTTTTTGAGGTTGCGACTTTTTGTCGTATCCATATTGATTATTTCCTTGTACAATCCCATATAATCTTTCCAGTTCTTTAATCCTTAGTCCAACTTTCTTTGCTGAACCTCCTACATCTCCACGCTGCCGAATATCTCGTCCACATATAAAAATAGACTATATTTCTATAGTCTAAGATTGTTCTTGATTATTAAGTTCAGACTTTTCAATATCATCATTAATTAAATCTACAATATAAGAATTTAAACTTTTCCCCTTTGTCGCTGCATGATCTTTATATTTTTCTTTGTCACCTTTTGCAACTCTTAGTGTAAATCTATCATAGTTATTTTCATTATATTTATCTTTTGCCTTAGTGCTGGCTTTTCCCATACAATCACCTCATTTGTTATTATACATCATTAATTATATGACGTCAGTATATATAATTCACAAAATGACGTCAGTATATTTGTTGATTATGTCTATTGATATAGTGACGTCAGTATATTATAATCATCTCATAAGTTAAATACAAATCACTCACACATATAAGGAGGACAATCACATGGGATATATAACAAATGCTACATATATAAACGCTGAGATTTCTGAGGATGGAGTATTAATCAAACCATCAAAAATCATCTTTAATACAGTGGGTAATTGCTTCAAAGGTGGTTCAATTAAGTGGTTAGATGATGAGGTGTTTAAAAAGAATTAACAGACACATTCAAAGGAGATTATACAAATGACAAGAGAAATCAAAAACATAGGAACTGTAATAATCAATGATCCAATAATCAAAGACCAGAAAATAGCACTCGTTATGCCAGTAAAAACAATGTCAGATAAATTGCAAGTTATCATTGATACACTTGTATATAACACTAATAATATCTTAACCAATACCAGTTTTGACATAGAACTTCAATTTTTTATGAAGTGCAACACTGCTATAAACAATACATCTTGCTTCATTAATATAACCGCTAATTATGAAGATGAACTTAATTTCTACAAAAGAGAATATGAAGAAATAGAAATATCTCTTAATCAAGAAGATAGTTTGTTTTTCAAAACAGTAATGCTTACTGCTTTGACAAATGTATTTACATAAAAAATCGGAGGTGCCGAAACCGGCACATCGGTTTTTACCCCTGCTTGAAATTTCAAGCAGGGTATTCTTAAGCCAAGAACAACTGTTCGCCAATGCTTGCAAATTTTACCATAGTTGATGTAAAATATATTTATACAAAAAAGGAGGATAAAAAATGTTTACGTTAGAAGAAATAAATAATGAAGTCGAATTATTCAACAAATATACAGGTTATGATGTCCCACAAATCACTGAAGTATTATATGATTTAACTAAAGAAGGTAGTATAGGCTTGGTTAAACAAAAAGAAATTTTAAATGAAATGTATTGTATTCACCTTAATAGTAATATACATGAATTTGCAATAGAAAATCAAAAAGCCATTGTTTGGCATGAATTAACTCATGTTAGAGATCTATTATATTATAACAATACAGTTAAGGATATTTCTAGTCTGATGAAAACTTATTCTGAAGTACATGCTGCATCTATAGAACTAAAAAAATTATTAGGCTTAAATAAAAATAGTATTCAAATGGATTTAAATCAACATTTAAACTATTTGGGGTATTATACCAAATATGAATATGTAATTAATTATCATACCACATGTACTTTAAAGTCTTTGGAAGATTTTTTATCAGATAAAAAACCTTATGATTTTAACTTTGGCATTAATAGTTTTATGTATCTATGTGGAAGCTGTATCATTATTAAAAATGGTTGCAAGATAGTAAATGAGAAAATTGATTTATTCCCAAAAACTTATCAAGACGATTTAAGATTAATGTGTGTTTATGCTTTTTCAAATAACCATGAAGGTTTATCTTCACTTTATCCTAAAATGTTGGAAACTGCAATGTTATATTCAATGCCATGTGATACAAATAAATCTTTAAATCATAAATAATTCTAGTATCTAAGTGTATCCTCACGCACACTCAAAATATTCATGTATATCTGATCTTTCCTCTATCCATGGGGAGAGGTCTTTTGTGTGTACTAATATATTATATTTTTTAGCATCGGAGATAGACAATATTATTGCTTCTGTCCATCCATTTTCTTTAGCATTATAGAATTTTTTCATCAAATATTTATGCTTATTACAATACTCTCTCAGCTTATCAAAATCAAGAATATATATTTTCTTTTCTTCAAATTGAACCCAAAATAGATCAGTAGCTTTTGACTTATTCATCCAGCCACGATATTTTATACCGTTCTTATATAAATCATACTCGCAGAAAAAATTATGTGTCTTAGCTATTTTATAATCAGTCTTGACTTCAACATATCTGATCATCTCATCATTTGAAACTATAAAGTCAATGTCCTTTTCTTGGTATCTAGGATTTTCAGATACATCCTCAACATTATATTTAAATATATCCTTTATGTATTCTTTTGCGACTGTCTCGGCAGTTTTACCTTTTTCAAAACTATCTGCGTTCTTTTTAAGCCATTCATTTTTATCATAAGTATTCATAAATCATCCTTTCTGTTTTCAAATAAAAAAACTCACCATGTAAATTCATAGTGAGTTTGTAAGTTTTGCTATTTAATTAATTTGACTATGCTGGAAAATCCATCGGATCAGGTTCACCCCAATCGGTTTCTGTCCCAAATATAAATTCACTTAATTCTTCATCCATATCAAATGCCAATAAATCAAGACAAGTATCATCTTCTAAATCTTCATCAAAATACTGAAATAGCAATTTTTCTATTTTTAAAATATCCATTCCGCTTTCTTCATTATTATATGGATAATATGTGCTGCCTGTATATTTATCTATTATGTAGTTCTTATTAAGTATCTGCTTTCTTGCTTTTTTGCGGATAATATTACATATTTCTATACCATTTGCTTGAATATCTGTCTCACATACGTCCATTGATGTAATAGCAATACCACGATAGTATGATAATATTGGATGTTCTGTATCTACAGGTACAACCCAAGATTGTTTTTCATTATCATAATTATCTTCTATTGCTTCGTTGCATATATTTATTGCCTGTTCGTTCTCCATAAGCATAGATAATTTTTTTTCAGTAAACTCATTGAGTAAATCATCTTTTCCATAAATCACAAGTAAATTTTGTCTGCCTTTTAATTTATTACTAAGGTTATGATCCTTATTTATCTCATTGCAAATGATAGTTTCATTTTTCTTAATAATATCATTCAACAAATCAGTTTCAAAATGTCCCAAGCTTCTTATACCAAGAGCGTAAGCAAACATATATCCATCTTCATATTCAACCATATTTTTCTTCTGCATATAATTTAAAGATTTCAAAAACATATTTTTTAATACTTGTTTGGCTGCTGATACATAATCACACAGCAATCTCTTATTTATAATTTTATTTTTTTTACAGTATTCTGTAATATCGTAATCATCCTTATAGATAATGTTGCAACTATCAATACACAACAATTCTAATTGCTCACAGTACCAATTAGTAAAACTATGATATCCACAATCATCAAAATCCCATGTTCCCTGTAGATATTCAATCATTGGTTTAATATTTTTAATATTATTACTGGTGCGTTGTTTCTTTTCCAACGGTTCAGCATATACATTAGTAATAATAAATTTGTTTCCTTCTCTTTTATATTCAAAATATCTCTGCCAATCCAATAATTGCAATTGTTTTGATTTACCACCCTTTGCTAATTCACCAAGATGTTCACAGAGTTCTTTGTAATTTTTAAATACTTGTCCAATTGTTACTTCCTTCATTTAAAATTAACTTCCTTTCAATTAACTATCTATCTTGCAGATGGCAATATGCTCACAACTTTTATCGGTCTGGCTAAAGCCAGCCATCTAAAAGATTGTGAGTGATTTATTTTAATATTCTTCCACCACTACGTGGCGTAAGAATATCTAAAAGTAAATAGAACGTTATTATTTGAGTGTTCTATTTAACCATTTTGTATATAAAGGATTGCTTGCATCTTTATCAAATTCAAATACCAAACGGTTATCATAGTATATCTTCAATGGTTGTAATCCATTTTTAATGTACAATCCTGCTTGTTTTGGATTAATTATTTTAACTGTTTCATTTTCCATTAATTAACTCTCCTTTTGTAACTTAAAAATAAACATATTAAGAGATGCGTTCCGCATCTGAAAACCTTTGAAATATTTGCGCAGCGGAACAGTCGTCCCGCTTTTCCCAAATATTTCACATTAGATTACACATTTAGAATACACATTCAGATTACACATACTTAACGCAACAAAAAGTTGTCACTTTAGAACACACATATAAGGGTTTATCATTAATATGTACATTCTCAGGTGACAACTTTTTAATTATTAATATTTGTCACTTCAGTGACAACTTTGTATGTAATCTTTTACGTGTCATAAACTATTTTAAGAATTTTTACATTATCACATCGTAATTCTTGTAATACTCATCTACCGCTTTTCTTAAGTCGGCTGTATCTTCAAAGAACCAAACATAATGTTCAGGATTATTTTTATCTTTCCTAAAGTATTCAACTTTATAACCTTTGTCAGTTAAATAATCATATTTTCTAAACGATGTGCAGCAATACATATTTTTCATTTTCTTCACCTCAGTATTAATTTTAAAATTCAAATTTTGTCGCAAAATTGATTTCATATTTAGTATAGTAAAAATATTAATTTTTATTGATTGGGATAAAAATATTTTTACTATACCGTTAGTAGCAAAATTTAATCTAATTTCTCAGATAACATATTTTTGTAGTGTTCATTGATTGACTTAAGATCATCATTAATCTCTTGGACATCGTTAATGATTTTCAGAAGATTAATCTTAATTTCCTCAATATTTTTTTGAAACTCATCATGTTCTTTGCTCATTTTCCATCCTCCTTCATGGTTCACTTTATTAAATGTAGTAATAAAAAAAATCAAGGCTCTCAATTAAGTTTGAAAGTCTTGATTTTGTTTATATCTTATGAAATTATTGTTGTCACATGGTGGAAACATTCTCCCCCTATTATACGGACGTTGTAAACGGTTAGAAAACCCTTGAAAATACTAAGAATTCTTAATGTATTAACAAAAGTAGGCTTTCTTTTTTGGTGAAGTTTACTTGCACAACTCTGCGCTTTCTTTTGCTCTCCATATTACGGACGAATTTGCATGTCCAAAAACCTTGATTTTACAAGGAGTTTAGACATTATAAATAAATTAATTCGGTAATTTTTATGCACTATTACCTTTAAAATTAGTTAAAAATTTATTTTTGTTCATTTTAAATAAATAATTTAATATTTTTCTAGTATATTTTGTACTTTTCGCAATAATAACATCAACCTTTCCTATAAGTTATTTTACTTTCACGATACTTCATCAAATCTGCAAAAACTTTTCCACTATCTATACAGAGATAATGTAGATATGTTCCATGAGTGGGGAATATATGCTCATGCATCTTATATCCCAACTTTTCAAGATAAAATCTTTCATCCTTAAAAATATTAACTATAATTGTCACTTCTTTCGTATAAATTAAAAAAGAGTAGGGTGTAAGCCTACTCTAAAATTTTCTTTGATATACAATATATACATATACCATATTAGAAAAATTATAAAATTTTGTGCATGTCTCACAAACCTAGTAAAATCAAGGCTTGTGGGACTTTTTATAAATTCTAGCTCTGAAATGAACTCGGTTGATTCCTTTTTAAATACATTTCTGCGTTATGTTTTTGTCTTTCTTTTATAAAACATTCATCACAACGTATTCGTCTACTGACTGCGTCCACTTCAAACTCCTTGCCACAATCAACACATTTAACTATCTTTGTTTCCATTGGGGTATAATAAGGATTGTTTTTCAAACAGTCTTTACAATATTTACGATTTTTGCTAGTCTGCTTCACCAATATCCCACACTCAGCGCACCTAATATATTTCTCGCCTTTATATAATCTATATACCTTATTAGGATTTTCACAATATTTTTTATAAGTTATCAAACACAAGTAAATTCAAGGGTTATAGGGATATGTTATTATATTCTAAAACTTCACATTATTCAGCACACCTCGGATCAATTCTGCTTCTTCAGTGCGTCCCTTTTCAGCAAGATCATCTATGATATTGACAGTCTTAATGGCACGTTCAACTTCTCTACCAGACTTTAAGCCTACCTTTTTTGCAACTATGTCACGTGCCTTGCCTTGATCAATGTCGTCTTCCCGATGTGGCGGTTCTGCCACCTCGGTAATCCCGTTTGTTTGATTTTGTTTCAGTGTAGAAATTTTTCTTTTTACAGCCAATATACTTTCAATTTCCTTCAGCACCTTAGCTTCTCTTGACTTCTGCTCTGCTGTCTTTTCTCTGGTAGAATTGTTGTCTATGATAAATTCGATTTCTTCTTTAACTTCTTCATTGTCAGAGCTGAGTATTTTTGCACCCATACGGTAGGTTTCTTTACTAACACCTGCAACATCAGCAAGTTTTTTTGTTGTGTCAATTTTATCTTCGGGGTTTACCAAATTTGGTAAAGGCTGAGGATTACTTCCTCCAGTTGAAGTTTTTAAATTCTCTTTAGCTTGTTTCTCATACAACCCTCTATATTTCTCAGCATCATAAATTCATTAGTACACTTGTAGATATACCTTGCTTTATGACCTCTGTGTCTCGTATTCCGTTCAAATATGTCTGGGTAATAGAAATACTCTCATGCCCTAAAATACGGCTTAAACTGTAAATATCAAGACCATTCATTAACTGCATTTGTGCAAATGTATGTCTGCATGTATGAGGAGATACTCTTATCTCTTTTGAAACATTTGCATATTCACCAGCTTTTTTTACTATCTGCTCAACACTTTCATGTGATAGCCTTTTACAGTTTCTACTCAAAAACAATTCTTTTTCTTCAAGATTTCTATCAAAAAAATACTGAGTTCTCACTATGTTGTATTTAAAAAGCCATCTAGCAAGATAAGGACTTCTTGGAACTACTCTATCTTTACCGCCTTTTCCGTTGACTACGACAATATATCCATCTTTAATATCTTCAGGCTTTAGATTTAATAACTCTGATAATCTTATTCCTGTATCAAAAAAAGTGACTAATATAGTTTTATTTCTTATGTTCAAGAAATCATTACCATCATAAAAATCAATCATTTTTTTAACTTCTTTTTTTGTAAAGGTTCTTATTATCACTTTTTCTTTTTTTACATTTTTAATTTTCTCAGTAATTATTGTGTCAGTATAACCTTCTTCGTAAAAAAATTTGAACATAGTTTTACATACTTTAAGTAAGTCATTAATATAATTCGGCTTATTTCCTGCTTTCTGTTTTGACATTAAATAATGTTTAATATGCTGTGGTTTAACTTCTTCAAGTTTAGTAATTCCATACTCATTCTTTAGATACTCTAAAAGATACCTTATTTGCTTTCTGTAGTTGTCTACTGACTTGCTTGAAAGTTTCCTACACTCACATTCAAATAAATATTCATCTGCTAATGCTCTTAATTCCATAAAAAATGCCACCTTCCCTATTTTTTTAATAGGAAAAATGGCATAAATCATTATCAT